AGGATCAGTGTTTCTGTTTTCATTCATTTCCCTTTTGTCATTTTCAATTGCCCCATAAAGTATACTACGCATTACACTTTGAGTAAAGCGAGTAAATCTCCAGGACTTCACATTACAATTATTTACATTTGAGATGATATCATAATCAAAGGTCAGCAATCCATCTTCACCAACTTTGACATTAGCATACTCTACAATTACACCCTCATATTTTTTCAAAAATTTGATGGCGAATGTGCTACTATCACCACTCAAATCAAAAAAGAATGTGTAATGCTTGTCAAGTTTGATAAACTTCTTTGCATACCAAAACTCATACTTGGCAAACAGATCTTGAATTTTATTCTTGATCGTCATCTTCAACCTCTGTGACAGTATTACTCATTGCTGCGCTAAACTGATAATTGTTACGCACCCATTCCTTGAATGTTGGATCAGCCATGATACTAGCCCAGAAATCTACGCATTCAGTGTCAGCCAAACGCCACTTCTTGCTTTCAACTTCACCAGTAGCAGTATTGACTTTTGCGTACCAACCTACATTTGGCTTCGTAACATGACCAGACTCAAGTGCCATATCCAAAAGACCACTGTAATGGCTAATACCACCATCGAAGCGAACTGTGACAGGGATCTTTGCCTTCTCACGAACATAACGAGACTTCTCAACGTTGATAATAAAGTTGTAACCGATCAAATCAGCACCATCTTTTTCCTGTTGACGACCAAGGATATAGATGTTGTCTGCTGAATAATAGGAACCTGTTCCGCCACCGACAATATCCTTGGGATACAGACCTATTTCCTTATAGGTATGATTTACTACGACCATAGGAATGTCCTTCAGGGTGAGGTGTGGGGTCACCATACGGAACAGGGATTTAATTTGCTTCGCGCGACTCATGTCAGCGACTGACTTGCCATCCATTGCATCTTCGACTTCTTTCTTTGAAGCAAGATTACCAATCGAGTCAATTACGATCATGACACGCTCGCCACGTTCGATGTTACTCAACTGCTGCATAATATCAAACTTTAATTGCTCAACGTCTGTGATTGGAGTATGAATTACGCGCTCCATATCAATACCAAACGATGTGAAATAATTTTGGGGAGTACCAAACTCTGAGTCGTAGAAAAGAACAACTGAATCGGGGTACTTAACTTGATATGCTTTTGCCATCAAGAGACTGAACGCAGTCTTGAAGTGTTTACTCGGACCAGCCCACATAGTAAGACCAGGAGTAAAACCGCCATCCAGATCGCCAGAGAACGCGACGTTGACGACAGGAATGCTGGTCTGGATCATATCCTTGGCAGCAAAAAACTTGGACTTTGAAAGAATTGCAGTGTCTTTAATCGTGCTATTTTTCTTTAATTTCTCTAATAGACTCATTGTCGTTCACCTTATCAGTATGTTGAATTCCGAAATCATCACGCATCATAAAACTGTAGATGCTGTCCTTGATACTTTTATTATACTTATCTTTAGGCTTTTTGTCAACCTTTTTCTTTTTCTCAATAATGGGTTCTATTGGTTTATGTGTATAAGAAATATTTGCAGCAATCAAAAGCAAAACTGCAAGAGGATCGAACACAAGAACAATGAGTATTATAACAAATCTTACAGCATTATCAAAATAATTAACTGCTTGCTCTTTGCCATAAATTAATTCTGCAATATATTTTAATGGACCCACTTTCGCTTCAGACTCTATATTAGATCGGCGGAGTGGGGTCAGCGCAGAGGTGAGTTCTTCGATTTTAACATCTGAATTTTCAATTGAAGAATTTAATGTATCTCTTTCTGATTTTTGTTGACTGCGAATTCTTGCGCCATCCAAAAACGATTTTTCAACAACAGAATCAAGAGAATCTAATGATCTTTGAGCATTATCGATTCTTCTTTTTTCACTTGCAATTTGTTGTTCGATTCTGGCAATCGCAAGAGAATTGTCAGCAACTCCAACAGATGATTCTAAATGTACCTTTGAAAGATAACCAAAAGTTCCCAATGATGTGATGAACATCAGAATAAAAATAGCAAAAATAAAATATCCTTTTATAACTTTTGGTGCAATATCCCAATTACGATAAAGCCAAGAAGCCGCAACAAGTTTGGCAAACTCTAAACTTGCACCCATTAATGAAATTGCAAATATTGCGCCAGGAAAAATGGCAATCAAGCCAATTATAGAGTAATATGCTGCAGTTCCAGAAAGAAGTAGACCTGCGATAAGAGCGAGTAGTGCCATTAATAATTACTCTTTACTTTATACTTTACGTTCTCTAAACCATAGTCTACCATAATTTTTTTAATTAATTGATTGTCTTTTTTCACCAAATCATTTGTTAATGTTGAAACAGTATAAGAAGGTTTGCTAACGACAAGTCCATTATAAATCATAAAATTGAACAATCCATTTCTTAAATTTTCCAGGTAAATTATCAAATCTCCAAAGTGAACTTTTAAATTTTCTGGGATAAAATGATAATTCTTTTTATGCATAAACATAGCAGAACCATAATAAAAGTGTGGCATTCCACTCATCTTTTTAAATTCACCAGGATTAATTTCTTTAATAATTAAATTACTGCCATAACCTGCAGAACATAATAAATTAAAACAGTCATGTTCAAAATTACAGTAACTGTTTTCAGAAAAACCTAATATGCCATTTTCAGGCACTATCATATCATAAATTTTTTGTAAAGAAATCAAATTAACTAAACAATCATCGTTTAGAAAAAATAACTTTTCATATTTAGATACAGTTGCGCCGCAGTTCCATGCTGGATTTACATAGATATTTCCTTCCGCGAAACTAAAATATCGTAATTTTGATATTTTTTCAAGCAATTTGTGATTAGTTTGTGTAGTATCATTATCGATTAGAATTATTTCGCCAATTAATGAATTTCTATCCAACATTGGAAGCATTATAGAAAGATGTGGTGGTTTCCACATTGTTGGAATGATTACACTTATCATCCTACAACTGATCTATATTTGAAATTTGAAAGACCATGCCGAGCAAAAACTGGGCGCAACAGATCATGTTCATCTAGATCTATTGGACTCAATGCATCTTTCCTAGTTCCAACTGAATTAACAGTTGATGACATTTGAGTCATTACAAACCCATTTTCAATTTGATAATTTTGTTTTCCATTTTTCAGATTCATTAGATAATTAAAGAGATCGCCATAATAAATCTTAAACTCTTCTGGTATCTCATAAAAACTTTCTTTGTGAGCATACATCATACAACCATAAGATATATGAGGCATTCCAGATTTATGTGGATAATTTTCAGGATTTAGTATCTCAAATTCAATTTCATCACCAAACCCACTTTGACAAAATATATCAAATTGTTCAATTTCATAAGTGCAATAACTTAATGCTGAATAGCCAATCAGACCTTTGTCTGGTGAAATTTGTTCATAAATTAATTCTAAAGAATTGATATTTGCCAAACAATCATCATTGAGTAGAAGCATTTTGTCATATTTTGCAGTCTTTACGCCCAAGTTCCAAGCAGGATTTGTAAAGATATTTTTCTCTTGTGGCAAATAAACTATTTTCGACAGATTGATTACTTCTTGATCAGTTCTAGAAGTGTCATTGTCGATCAAAACTATCTCGCCGATAAGTGGATGATCATTGAGTTTTGGAAGCATTCTTTTATAATGCTTGTCCAAAGGTCTCCACATTGTCGGCACTATAACACTTATCATACAAAAAATGCATCCACTGTTTCAATCTTTTCTGTGTTCCAATCAATCGAAGAAAGAATAATATCCAACGGTTCAAGGAAAGACTTATCGAACTGAAGATCATAATCTATGTATTGCTCGGCGTCGAGTTGTTTTGGAATACCAGAGATAAAAGCCAAAGTGTTATTGTTAAACATGTTTGGCTGTTTAAGATAGATGAACTTTATCTTCTCGCCTTCTTGAATTTGCTGGTATCGTTTAGTGAGTTTCATTTCACGCAAGAAGTGATTGTATACCAATGCACCCTTCACATGAATCGGTGAACCTTTCTTAAAGATCTGTGCGGCATCAGAATATTCACTCAAACCATTTACTGATCGAGGAAATGCAATTTCTTCAGGCGGCAGTTTGCGAAACTCTTTTCTGAAATCATCAATGAACTTATGCAAATCATCTTGAGTTTGGGTCATGATAATTTGAATTGCCTCTTTAATCTTCACGCGACAAGCAGATGGAGTTGAAGACTTTACAGCCTCAAGACCCATGATCTTGAGTTTTGGTTTGGCATATGCCACACCCTCACTATCATGAACATTTAGAATGTATCGTTTCTTTGCAGTCCAGATGGCTTTGTCAGCAAGAGACTCACGTTTCATTTCCATTCGTTGCTGATAAGCATTAACCCATTCAGCAAGTTCTTGATATGATGCATCAATGAATGGTTGTAGTTTTTCCTCACAAACCTTGTTCATAAACTTGATTACTTTCTTTGTATCAGAAGTATCAGGATAAAGTTTGGTGATCAATGGACCCATGTTGAGATAAATTGAGTCAGTGTCAGAAGCAATGACATAATCTTCGCCGCTAGTCTTGAGCAATTTGTTCATGTACTCATTGATCTTTTTTTCGATCCAACGAATCGACAACTGACCAGCAGTAGTGATACCTTCAGCGATGCGTGTATCAAAGAAGCGGAAGTATTGATTGCCGAGTGCACCGTAGGCTGAGTTCAGTGTGACCTTTTTAGCCAACTGAAGATTGTTATATCGAGCGACTTGCTTTTCAAGATACTCCACTTGATTCTTATCTTCAAGAACAGTTTCGATTTTCTTCTTGGCTTCAATTGCCAACTTCTTATAGCGTGTGCGATCTTTGTACATGCTATCCATAATTTCTGGAAGCAGACCCTGTTTCTTTGTATTGAAGAACTGACAGTTTGGTGTAATGGTCACACCAACATTCTTTAGATACTCAAGGCGCACTTCTTGATTCAGCATATTTTCTACGCTGACCTTTCCTTCGCGTGCAGTGGTGCGCATCTCAATCGAATACTTCGATGGCTCAATGAGTGTTTCCATTGAGATGTTATATTGCATGATCAAGTGTGGGTACAGAGAGTTCAAGTCAAAAGATGCGACCCATTCATGCATGCCAAGGATTGGTTCTTTGACATACGCACCTTCATACTGTGATTTTTTCTCACCCTTTTTCATTTGAGGGATGACAATCTTTTTCTTCAGTAGATGATTGTATACGATTGAGTCCCACATGCGCACTTGCGTGAACACATCATCATAGTTGACCTTGTTATCATACGCAAGAGTCAAAGCCAACTCAATCAACTTCATCTTGTCTTCAAGTTTCTCAACAAGTTCAACGTCGCGGATGTTATACTCAATGAACTTTTGATAGTCGTATTTGTAAAGTTGATGTAGAGTTTCGAACTCAGAATAATCGATTTTACGCTCACCCAACTCAACGTGAGCAATATTATCTAGTCGATATGACTCTTGCTGCGAATAAGTAAATTTACGATAGAGTTGAAGATAATCAAGAATTGAAACGCCTGAGATATCATAGAACTGAACCTCACGATTCATAATTGTCGTATCGCGTTTGCTGATACGATTCCAAGGTGAGAGTTTTTTGGCTTCATCTTCACCAAACAGTTTGGTGATACGATTCGCAAGATATGGAATATCGAATTGCTCAACGTTCCAACCAGTTACAATATCGGGGTGGAATCGTGTCCAGAAGTCGACGAATCTTCGTAGGAGATCACATTCGTCTCGACATTTTGCATAGAGCACATCGTCACGATGCTTGCTATAGTCGCCGATACCAAACACAAAATAATTACCTTTAATTTTGAGTGTAATTGCGGTAATTTCTTCGTTAGCATCTCTTGGTTCAGGAAATCCGTTTTCGGATCCGACCTCGATGTCAAGATAGGCAATGCTAACTTTATTAATATCCCAGAGTATATCATCACCAAAAGTATCGGCAATATAAGAATACTCATAACGATTATTACCAAAAATAGGAAAATTATCGACACTCTCGTACCTCTCAAGAAATTCACGGCAATCAGGAATTGTTCCTGGTTCAATTGGCTTTACAAACTCTCCACTCAGAGTCTTGTATTCAGTTTTTTCGTTTGCAATGAGATAAAAGGTCGGACGAAATTCAATCTTCCGTCTGACCCTCTTATCATTCTCAACGCCTCGATATAGGATATACTTTCCAGATACCGAGATGTTTGTATAAAAATCTGACAAGGTTTACCCCAGAATCAAGTCTTTTGGTGGCACAACAATTCCTGCACCGAAGATTTGATTATACCCGTTTTTCACTTCCTCGGCAACATTTGCAACACAAATGATCTTGCTCTTGTCAACAGTAAATGGACCATCTGCTGCGTGCATCCATGGCATGAAGCCAAGAGCAGCGCCACCAGTTTGTTGCGAGCGCTGAAGAACACAAGCAACTGGATTCTTAAATGTTACAGAAGAGTCATTTTCCTCTGTAATTTCTACTGCTAATTCCTCGCCACTTACGAGTTTTAATATTTTGATTGTCATTAGTCACCTTTTTATATTTGTCAAATAAATCTTTTTCTCTCAGACTTTGCGGCAATCCATTTCGATAGAAAACATCATGCGACATTGTCCAGGTATCTTTACCGACTTTAAGATACCAACCCCCAAACTCTTTGACTTCTATTTCTTTAGAAGTCAATAAGTCATTCAGTTCTCTGAGTGAATGCATTATTCGCCATCTGATGCGTCACGATTCTCAGAAGAATGACGCTTCATTTTAAATGCAACATGATTTGCATGCGCACCAATTAATAGTTTTTTCAATTCACCACGTTCATGGTTGTTTTTAATCCATCCATTGGCTTCTTCAATTGCAAGCATGCGCTTGAATCCACGTGGAAGTTTTGCACTAAAAAAGTCACTACGATTAGCCATTCAGAATATCCTCACATTTTTTGATAAATCTTTCTTTTTGTCCTGGATAGAAACTTTGATACATATGCCAGAACATTTCATTTCCTTCTGTACCAAATGTTGTGCCAATACCATACTTCGGCATGCCATCAGCAAGATCCCAGTATGGTGGAGAATCTTTTGGTTCCCAATCCATACGAATTGGTGGAGCATCATAACGAAGTGGCATTATAATTTCAACAGGAACATTATTTTCTTCTGCCTTAAATGTCACTTCTTCAGCAACATCTCCGCGATGATTTGGGTTGAATGATGGATTTCCAATTTTACGATATGTCGCAACAGTGAATGTTATATTATGTGGAGCAGCGAATATATGTTGATTGTTTTGAATATGATTGCTGCGTTGAGCAGAACCAATTACCTTACCAGCATATGCTTGCTCAAAGAGATAATCTAATGCTTTATCATTTAATGGTAATGCATCAATGTCAAGAAACATGATTGCATCATGTCCCCTTTCCTCAAGCATATCAATTAGTTTATCCATTGTATATCCTGGCGGTGCATCAGTCAATACTGGATAATGTGCAATATTAGATTTATTGAATTTTTCTAATACTTTCTTTTGATGTTCTAGAATAACTGGATCAATATTCTTCATGAATATTGTTGCGATACATGGATTCATAATAATTCCTATGATAAAATCTGACGCATTCCTTCATCGAAGGAAATTGGATTATATTCAGGCATACGCTGACGAAGTTTGCTTATATCTGGTCTACGATTTGCAACCGACCCCTGAACACTTGGAAGTTCTTCAAAGACTGCATCTGGATGACCAAGATGTTTTGCAATGATTCGAACAGCATCACCAATTCGAACCTCTGCATCATTTCCAATATTAATAACTTCTTTGCTCGTATTCTTTGCCATATGAATACTTGCTGAGACTGCATCAGAAATAAAACAGAAGGATCGAGTTTCATTTGCTCCAATCACACTAAATGTGCCATTCTGAATCTTATTGATCTGATCACCAACGAAATGACCCTGCTTGCTGTTCTTACCATATACGTTGAAGTATCGTAGAATCAACCAAGGAAGATTACTATTTGCAAGAAAGTTCTCGCTTGTAATCTTTGCAAGTCGATAACTCCATCTTGGATTGTGAATGTTCTTTATAAGAACATCGGTGTTCTCAGGAACTGGTGACACTGGATCATCAGCAACAATCTCACTGCTTGATGCATAAACTAAATTCTTTAGATTCTCACATCGTGCTGCAAAATTAAATACATTTACATCACATACAAAGTTATTTGTCAAAACCTTATTTGGATATTTGTAAAAGTTTGTTGTGCCGTTGATTGCACCATAATGATAGATGTAATCAAAGTTTGTTGGTAATGCTTCAAATGTTCGTGGATCATTTAGATCATTATTTACCCAAACATCGCATTCTGGGATTGTGTGTGATCTAGAATGATTGTCTAATGCCCAAACATAACTACCAGCATTCTTTAATTGAGTGCAAAACTCTGTTCCTAACAGACCACTTGCACCAGTCACCAAGACTTTATCCATTTGTAATCTTCTCATTATCAGCCAATACAGACTGAATTGTTGTATAGTCTAGATTCAAGTTCTTCATCAATTGAGCCCAAGCGGAAGTATCTTTTGGAAGACAGTGACCACCAAATCCTCGCAAGTTATCATTACACATCAGATACGCAGGATTGAAACAATCTCTTTTGATAATAGTAGTATATACGTTATCATAATCAGCGTCAAGTTTCTTACAAACTTCGTAGAAAATATTCGCAAAGATAATCTGAACGCTATGATTCACGTTGTTGAAATACTTGACAATCTCTGCTTCTGTTGGCTTGATACAAGAAACTTGACGAGGCAATCTGCCATGAATCTTCTTGATGAGATCGAAATCTTCTTGTCTGTGACTGCCAATGACCAAGAGATCATGATTGTACATGAAGTCAGCAAGAGCAGACTTCGCTCTGAGAAACTCTGGAACGCTGCAGACTTTTAAATTTGGATGAGCCTTTGCAAGTTTCTCGGAAGTTCCAGGAGTTACAGTGCTCTTGATCGCAACAAGACCAGTATAATTCTTTTCACTCAGTTCTGCAACAACCCTTTCAACAATGCTTGTGTCACACTCGCCATTTGGTAATTGATCTGTTGGGACACAAACAAAAGCACAATCTGTATTCAAAACATCTTCAATTGTTGATCCTTCATACTTTGGATCAAAGAAAGATAACTTATGACCCAAATGTTGAAGTCCATCGTATACTGCAGTTCCGACTACACCCTTTCCTACAACACCAATCTTAATCATTGTGTAACTCCTTATATGACATATCGATACATTCATTTTCACTTCCGCGCGAAGTTGCAAGAACTAACTCAGCAACATCCTCGGGCATAATATATGTAGTCGAATTTGGATTCATCATTCTAGTTTTTGTTTTAACAGGATTGATTAACACAATCGACAAATTTGTGTTTTCAAATAACTCTCGAGCACTTAACCATAAATTATACAATGCTGCTTTGCTTGCTGCATAAAGCATATACAATTTGCGACCCTCACGATAAGCACTTGAACCTATCATGATAAATCGAACAGGTTTATTTGGTTTATTGGCAATGTAATGACGAATGATTGACCAGTTTGAACCAAAATTTAGATTCATTGTAAGTTGGTGAGTTTCTGTGTTGTCACCAAAATGCCCTGCACAATTTACAATTAGATCTGGATCGTGATTGATTAATTCTTTCGAGATCTTATCATAATATGTTTCATCGCTGAAGTCAATTTTATTTCTGTTTATTTCAACGACAGTGTATTCAGATTGAAGTGCAGAACAAACTGCTGATCCAATACCACCAGAACTGCCAAATACAACTGCGATTTTAGTCATTGACTATTGAATCAACTCGAATTGTATCTTTTTCGTAATCTTCACCGCCTCGTGGACCTTCAGCAAAAGCCAGGAATGTGCAACCACCATCACCTGCTTTCATTGCATGAATTTCTGTTGGTTGGCTGATGATTAAATCTCCAGGAATTGCATCATGATGAACAATTCGAGTTCTTTCCAA